TAACTCAGCAGTCTACAATGGACGGCCATCGTTAACCGAGTTCATGACTGAGTGGAGAGATTTATATGACTCCCATTCTGGTGAACGTGGTATCTTTAATCGCATGGGCGCACAAGAACAATGCGAATGGTTAGGACGAGACTCAGCTATTGACTATGGGGTAAACCCATGTGCTGAGATCTTACTAAGACCTAAGCAGTTCTGTAATTTAACTGAGATTATTATACGACCTGATGATAAGATCTCTGATATCAAAAGGAAGATTGAGGCTGCTACCATACTTGGTACTATTCAATCTTCCTTTACTTACTTCCCCTACCTTTCTAATGATTGGGAAGAGAATGTTAGAGATGAGAGATTACTAGGTGTTTCCTTTACTGGAATTTATGACAACCCGTTGATGTGGGGTAAAGATGGACTTAATAAATTATCGGGTCGTCTGAATCGTTGGCGAGAATTTGCAAGACGAACTAATACAAGTTGGGCCAAGGAAATAAATATCAATCCTTCGGCTGCAATAACCTGCGTAAAACCTAGTGGGACTGTATCATGTCTTAGTAACACAGCATCAGGTATCCACCCTAGATATTCTAGGTATTATATTCGTAGAGTACGTATTGATAAGAAAGATCCATTGTACTTCTTTCTGAATGATTCGGGAGTACCCTCAGAAGACTGTGTATTAAATCCAAACAGTACTGCGGTATTCTCGTTCCCCATGCAAGCACCTAAGTATGGGAAAACAGCAGATGAGGTTACGGCATTGGAACATCTAGAGTTATGGCGAGTCTATAAGAATCATTGGTGTGATCATAATCCATCCATCACTGTAAATTATTCTGATGATGAGTTTCTATCTGTCGGTGCTTGGGTATGGGAGAACTTTGATGACATTCAGGGTATTTCTTTCTTACCTAAAGTCGATCATATTTATGAACAAGCTCCATTCGAAACGGTTGATGAGGTTAGATATAAAATGATGTCTGATAAAATGCCGTTGGTAGATTTCTCTAAGCTTAGTTCTTATGAAGTTGAAGATACCACCAAAGGATCACAAACATTAGCGTGTACTGGTGGATCTTGTGAAGTAGTAGATTTAGTGGAGGCGTAAGAATGTTAGATCCGTATAGACAATTAATGATTAATGGACAGCTTAACCAATTACAAGCTGTTCAAATGTTACAATCATTGGATAAGAGAATTACAGAATTAGAGAAGGGTACGAATGAAAAACCAGAAAGACAAACTACCAGTACTAGACGAACATCTAGTAAAGATTCTGGAAAAACTGTACCCTCCACTTGAATATAGTCCAGATATATCTCAAGAAGATTGGGCTTTTCGTGGTGGTCAGCGTGATGTAGTAGCTAAGCTACGACACATATATTCACAACAACAGAAAGGGGAATACTATGCCTGATGCAATGTATGAAAATCTTAAAGCCAAGCAGGCAGCAGGTCCAGAAGCGGGTATGATGCCCCCTCCAGCGGCTGATGCTGCTATGATGGATATGGGCGGTATGCCTATTGAAGAAGATATGGGTGAGTTAGCTACGGAAGGCCGTGGTGGAGATATCGTCATGGGACACCTTACTCCGGGTGAGCTTATAATTCCTGTGGCTATGATGGAAGATCCTGAGATTGCAAGAGTATTAGAGGATGCTTTTGATGCTTTTGAAATGGATATGGATAGATTTACTGTAGGACATGAGAACAATAGTATTAATCCAGATACCGGATACCCTGAATTTGAGGGTATGAATTATGATGAACTATGGCGGATGCAGATACAGGCACAACAAGAGGCAGTAAAGGAAAGAGAGGCTTATAGAGATCAAGCTTGGTCAAGACAAATTCAGCAGCAAGAGGAAACTAAAAGGATACAAGAAGAATATGATTTGACAGCAAGAGAAAATAGAGCAGCCAATGTAAGGGCAGCGTCCTTAAGGCATAAACAACAAGAGGAGAGATTAAGAAAGACCCAAGCAGAAACTCGTCTATTAGCTGAAGAACGCCGTACCCATGAAAAGGTTCAAGCAGTAAAAGCAGAACGTAAAAGACAAGCTAGAAAAAAGGGTAAGACCCATGCTCTTACTGCTGCAACAGCCGCTGCGGCTCATGCCCCAAATAAACCTAGAGGAGCAGGAGTAGCTAAAGTATCTCGTAGAACGGCTCCCACAAGATTTTATAGCGCACCCGGTACTGGTGCTGGCGGCGAGGGTGGTCGTCACACCGCAATGGGTCGTAGACCCGCGTGATAGAAAGAAGGTAAACTATGGGAACATCAGTAGATAATACAATGCCTTACGTTCCTGATCCAGTCGAACAAACTGCTGCGTATGATGAGTTTATGGATGAAACTAGGGCTGAAGAAGATCTAGCGTGGCAAGAGAGAATGGATGAGGTTCTACAACAAGAGGAGGAGTTTAAAGCTTTAGAAGAGGAAGTAATCTCTCAAGAGGAATTAGAGCTACAGCAAGAAGAAGAGCAGATATCAGATACAGAGCAACAGGCTCAACAAGAAGCTGGTGTAATCCAAGATCCTACTGCTCCGGGTCAAGACCCTGATGATTTCTTATATGGATTCTATGGTTTAATTGATGATGAGGAATATTATTCAGATCTGGATGGTGATGAGGATGATTATTATTGATCTTTATTAGGAGATAACAATGGCTGAAGATAAAATTGTAGAACGCTGGAGACTATTAGATGGTCAGCGTCTTATGAGCCTAGAGCGCGCACGAAAATGTGCAGCACTCACAATTCCCTCCTTACTTCCACCAGAAGGTTTAACAGAAGAGAATCAATTACCTCAGGCTTATTCATCTGTTGCAGCTAGAGGCGTTACTAATATGGCCTCTAAAATTCTATCGGCTATGCTTCCCCTAAACGATGCTCCCTTTTTTAAGTTTGAATTATCTACTGGCATGGAACCAACACAAGAAATAGAGAACTTTCTAGATAGGTTATCTTATCAAACCTATAATAAACTTTCCAGTCGAAACCTAAGAGAAACAATTTATCTTGCCTTGCAGCATCTTATTGTTATTGGGGATGTGTTAGTAATTCAAGAAGATGATTTTAATTTTAGGGTAATTCGATTAGATCAGTTTGTTTTACGTAGAGATGTAGACGGTATTACTCAGGAGATCATTTACCTAGAGTATATAGCTAAGGATAATGATGAGGAAATTCTAGCTGGTTATTATAACTCTACTACAAATGCTAAGAAAGGGTATGATACAGTATATGTAAGACTAGAATTACAAGAAGATGATACATGGAAACAAACAGCCCAAGACGAAGAAGGAACAACCGTAAACTCAGGTTCGTTTAAAGTATCTCCTGTGGTTCCATTACGATGGGCTATTGTTGCAGGGGAAAATTATGGTCGCTCTCATTGTGAGGATATTATTGGCGATATCCAGACTCTCGAATCATTTACCGAAGCTTTAATCGAAGGTATTGCTGCTGGCTCAGCCTTTTGGATTGGTATTGATCCCGCAGGTTTAACTGAATTAGATGACATTGCTGGAACCTCTAATGGAGGCTTTGTGTCTGCAAGACAACAAGATGTCTTTACCCTTAGTCCTTCTGGTACTATGAACCCTCAGATTCAATCGACTCAGAGTGGTGTCGAAACTATGCGAAGAGAGATTGGCAACGCTTTCTTACTCAGTGGTTCAGCAATACCTAGTGGAGATCGTGTTACCGCAACGGCTGTTCGAATGATTGGTTCAGAATTAGAGACAATTCTAGGTGGTGCATTCTCAGCAATTTCTAGAGAATTAATGGAGCCTATTGTTCGTCGATCAGTACATCTTATGCTTGAAAATAATGAGATAGATCCTAGATTACAGGAACAGTTTTCTGAAGATGGTTTGTTAACAGTAGAGATTGTAACAGGATTACAAGCACTTAGTAGAGACACAGATCTTTCTAAGCTTATGCAAATGGGTGAGATGGTAAAGAATTTACCTCCACCCGCACTTGAATTATTTAGATGGGATGAGTATGCTAAAGCTCTAATTACCTCTATTGGATTTGATTCTACTAAGTGGGTTAAGTCCCCTGAGGAAGTTCAGGAAGAAAAGATGGCTCTGATGGAACAGCAACAAGGCGCACAAACACAAGCTGGTATCCAAAGTCAACTCGCCCAATCGGGAGCCGGTGCTGTCGGAGACTTGGCTGCTAAAGATCTACAGGAAACAGGTGGTCAAGGTATCCAACAAATCTTACAACAGAATCCTGAATTAGCAGAGCAGGTTTCGCAACTTAGTGGAGGTGTAATCTAATGGCTTTTCAAACCTCTACTATTGCTTCTTCAACCACAACTAAGATGCCTGCCGGATATACGAAAAAGTATTCCGCTTCAGCTACTAGTGTACTTTCATCTACAACCGATGGTGTTGTGACTACCTCAATTTCTGATGTATTTGCTAATAAAAAAATAGCTGTTGCTGTGGAAACAGTTGTTAGGTTTAATGCTGATGCTTCCATAAGATTGCAAGCATCTCCAGATGGTACAAATTGGGTAGATGTTTCAACTATATCAGCTACATCAGGACTTACCGCAGTTGGTACTAATACATTTGTTGTAGATAACAGTGATTTTTATGCACCGTATTGGCGGTTAATTATTAATGAGGAAGCTGCCACTATATATGGTGGTTCATATTCAGCCGGAACCGTTAAGACTGAATACTCTATAAGTTAGGAGAGAACTAATGGCAACCTTTATAGTCGAGGAAGACTTTGCAACTTCCACAGTTAATTTATATACAAAATATGAAAC